CTTTATTCCTGTACTAACAAGATCACCAATTCCTCCAGACATTCGACTAAAAATATTTCCTTTAGCTTCACCTCCAATCTCAAAACCTTGAGGTTTAAGAGAAGCAATGCCGCCGTCAGCCAGTCCTATGTAGCCCATGCCCTCGAATATGCCAATATCCCGTTGAAAATCTTCAAAGGTTTTAAAAGGTTCTAATCCTTCTGAAATACGGGCTTCATTTATATCGGCTAAAAGTTCGTCATTCTCATCGGCTGGGTCGGCTGGTTCTGTTGAAGTTGTAGGTGCGGGGGCGTTTGGGTTGGGAAGAACTACTGGCTGAGTACCAGGGGGGACCATGCCTGCAGGAGGAGTAGCAGGAAGTAGTTGGCCACCCACATTTGGAGCCGCGCCGGGATAATTGGCATAATTCATACCAGGCGTGCGCTGTTGATTAAATATTCCTGCAAATGGATTTACATTACCTCTCAGAAGAGAAGGATTTTTGCCTGATTCTAAAGGGCTACCTCCTCCAAAACGACTAAAATCCGCATCTCTGTAAGCTTGCTCTACGCCTTGCCCTACAAGTGCTTGACGCTGTCCGACATTTAAATCTCTATATTGATTAGACATATTTAACACTTCCATCTGCGTCTAGCCTGACGCAATCTTGAGTTAGGATCTTTCGCTGCTTTAGGAAACTTCTTCATCTGGCCTGCAGACCTAGCGCAATAAGACTTTCTTCTTGCTGCCCTTTTGCCTGTAGGCTTATCTTCTGTTACTGCAGTCTTGAGTTTACTACCAGGATTCGCTTTGCGATAGGCTTTTACACCAGCTTCTGTCATGCCTGCGCCAGACTCAGTTGACCTAAAGTTCTTTTTATTTCGATTAGGCATTTTATCACGCTTGCGTTTAGCCGCTCTAGACCTACCGCCAACGATGCCACCATTCTTAAATTCTTCTGCATATCGCTTAAACATTAAGAGTACCGTGTCCTCTTTCTACGATCAGACATGACAGCGCCACAACCTCGATGGTTTCTTTTATCAATCAACCCACCATCACGGGCAAAGGTTTTTACATTGGTTGGCTTGCCGCCTACCCCCTGTGTCTTTGCACGCTTACGTTTTACTGCGCTAGTTCTTTCTGAAGCAGTCATCTTATTAGCTTTTGATCGAGGCACGCACTTAGGATACTTACGCTTTGACCCTTTAGTGCTTGACCGTCCGCAAGCTTGAAACTTTCCTTTCTTTTTGGGCGCGCCTATATCAACCCAATCGCCTTTCTCGCCTTTGCCAAACCAATCCTGCAGGCTCATTTTATACCTGCGATTCTAGCGCGCTTGGCTACAAACCCACCGCCATTCATCTTGCGAGGCTTAGGACCCTTAAAGTCTTTTCTTTTCTTGCCTGATGGATCTTTGATCTTGCCTGCACATATCTTGCTGGCATAAGCATTAGCATACGCTGAAGGGTATACATCAAACTTACGTTTGGCAGCAGCCTTTCCTCTTGCACATAATTTAGTCATCAACCAACACTCACTACTATTGCGCCTTTATTAATAACCTGAACCTCTCCAACTTGCCCTGTGGCTTTAAGAAAATCAGATCCAGATTCTGCTTGCGTGCTTATGTTTAACCATTCATTACCAGTATAAAGCTGTAAAAAAGATGTGGAAGTGTTCCATATTATATCGCCAGCATTAAACTTTAATTTATCTCTCTCAGATATATTAAACTGAGGAGTAGAGTCTGGATTAAATGCATCAAGACTAATTTCCAATAATCGTACAGCCTTGTTAAAAGTATTTCCATCCACCGCTTCTACAGAAGGAGCAAATGGTAATCTGCCTTGTAGAAGCTTACTCATATTTATCTTCTACCATTTGGCTGTAAATCTAAACGAGTCCCGCCAATCCTAAAACCAACACCTGTTCTAACTCCAAGAGAACCATCATCATCAGATTCAAAGCGCACAGCCGCCTGCCTACCCCTAGCGCGAGTATCAATCTTGGTGGTTGTACCTGTAAAAGATGTAGTCTGATCTGTGGTTAAAGTGTCACCAGGATAGTTTCTGGCCTTCAACACAAAGTTAATTGCTTGAGTTGAACCGCTATTACCAGTGAACTTAACGTCTGGTATGACTCTTCTAATGAATTGAAAGTCTTCCCCCTCACCAATATCAAAGTCTGCACTTTCAATGAACACGTTGTCCATTGGTGAGCCATCATCATCAAAACCTGTTTCATGCGAATAAATAAAATTACTGCTACCGTCATAACCCGCAGCCCGTGGAAAGCTTGTAATGCCTTCATCCAACCAAGCCGTTCTAGCTAACTGCCCAATAGACCATGTTTGATCTACATAGTTATAATTTACATATCGATCAATAGTTGTGCTTGATCCCGAACAATAAAACCAACCTACTTCATTAAACTGCTTGTTTAAAAAACCAAACACTTGAAAGGATTGACCTTCGTTTAAATCATCAAAGACATAAGAGTGAACGCTACAAGGAACAGGTTGAACCGCTCCTTGATAAGAATAAAAACCTTTCTTGTCCATCCAGAATATGCCAGAAGGCGTATTTACCGCACCGTTAGGGCTAATCAAACTTACACCTTCGTTAACAAGGGTAAGACCGAAAGTAAGTGGCGCGCCAACAAACTGAAGGCTATATAGCGCAACGTCAGTCCAAATTAAAGTTTCTTGTCTAGCGCGAATACCACCAATAATCTGTGAGCCAGCAGAACATCTAAGCGATCCAGCGGTGTTCGTAGATAAAGGCTCCCACTCAGCAGCGTTTTCTTGATCAGAGAAAGCAACGAGCAACGGATCTATGGCACCCGTTCTAGCAGTAGCCGAAGAATTAATAGGGTCTGCGCCCAACACAACAACGTGCCTATCAACGTCTGAAACAAGAACCTGTAAACCCAACGTAGGCGCAAGGTTTGCCCCGGTTAGTGCCGAAAGAGCTAAAGCTCTATCGTTAATGTTAGTGTAATCCCAGTAATAAATGCTGCCCCCGCGAGGACAAGCAATAAGGTCTTCACCAAAGCTGTCCATAGACCACAAACGTAGCTGGTTATTAGAGCCAATAGCACTACTAGAACCAAACGTCCCATCACCCCATGCGTTTATGCCCCAACCCGTGCCATCTACAAACACATCTAGACCGGGAGAAATTTGATAAGCACCGTCAACACCACTACCACCATTGCCGCTGTCTGAAGCGTTTGCGGTAACTGTAGCGCCCGAAGTATCTTTTGCAGTAAACGTGTACGTGTCCACAGAAGGAACAGATGCAATTTCGTACTCTTGATTAAGCACCGCTGCTGTTACAACACCACCCAAAGAAACAGCCCCAGATATGGTAACAAAATCCCCTTTAGTTGCGCCGTGAGCATCGTCTGTTGCTGTGATTGTAGAAGAGCCATCTGATGCGGCAAACGTAATACCATTGGTTGTGGTGGCGCGTATAGGTGTTATATCGTCAAAGGTTGCGCCAATTTGTATATAAAGCTTGGTTCGCGTGCCGAGGCCCAAGAGCCGTGTACCGTCTAACGCAACCCACCCCAGCAGTTTACGGCCTGTGCCGTTATAAGAACTGGTCAGATACTTAACCCAACCACCTATCTTTTCGGGAAACCCTTTACGAAACCGTACAAGATTACCGTCAAACCAACCGCCTTCGGCAGTGTAGTCTGTGCCTTCTTTGTTGATGCCTGGATTAAATATAAACTTTTGAAGTGCCATTACTGATACTCGCCTGTACGAATCATTTCAGTAACCTCTATTGCGCGGTTACCAACTTGCTGACTCCACCTACTATCCATAAACTCATCAGCCGCAAGATCAAACTGCTCACGGGACATAGCCTCAAGGGCTTTCACAAAACCACGCAAACGTGTCTGACCTAGATTAAAAGATATATCTATTAAAGCATCTTGTCTTGCAGAGTTCATTGCTGGGAACCAAAAGTATGAGTCTGTAAGCTCATCACGGACTCGCTTGATATCGTTATCTAGTAAGTAATCTATCTCATCGTCAGACAGCCCAAGACCAGACTCACTAATATTCCTACCTACCGCAATCGTTTCATACCCAGCCGAACATATATAAGACTTAGATCGAACACCTTCATGTCTTTTTAGCATTTCAACTAGATCACTCATTACTTCTCCCTAGCTACGGAGTTAACTTTCTCGTATGAACGCATAGCGCCCAAACCGAGCATTCCCATCATAACCGGAACAAGCAGCGTTGTATCTATTTCGGGTAGGTCTACCCAGATGCCTAGTATGTTGGCAATAATTGTATTATAGAGTAAGCCGAACGAACACACCCAACCGATACTCGGCCTCCATCCAGAAACAAATAACGACTTATGTGCAGCTTCTGTTTTATTTACGTCTAATTGACCCTTAGCAAGTTCTTGAGCATGTCGCTCAGACATCGTAGCAATCTCATGGGCTAAGGCGTTCTTTTGATCCTTATCCTCAATAAACTTATCTAACAGTCCTGTAACTGGCCCTACTAATGATGCAACTATACTCATAATCTATTTCCTGTTAGACCAAGCTTGCGCCCCAAAAAATGCAGCAAGAATACCCGCAAC